CAGATTATTGTTTCTATGGGTCGCCAGAATGGTAAAAGTTTGTTGGGTGCAATTCTTGGAATCTATGGTCTGCTCTTACATAATCAAGGTGCTCAAGTCATTTCTTTGGCGTCATCTACTGACCAAGCTCGAATCATTTACAGTCGAGTTCTGTTTACTATTCAGCAGAATGAATGGTTGGCTAAGCGTTTCAAAAAGGCTACGGAGCAACGTGGAATCCTAACCTCTGATGGCTCTGGCCGGTATGACGTTAAGGCTGCTAAAGAATCTGCTCTCCAAGGTATTCCAATGTCTTTGTGCTTATTTGATGAGTTGCATTTGGCTAAAAAAGGTATGTGGTCTGCTGCGGTTTTAGGAACTGCACAGCGCAAGGATGGAATGGTTATTGGCATTACTACTGCTGGTGACCAGTCAAGTGAAACGCTCATAGATCTATACAAACTTGGAACCGCGGCTGCACAGGGCGACCCAGAGTTGGAGCGTATTGGTTTCTTTTGCTGGCAAGCACCGGATGGCTCACAGGTTGATGAACCGCTCGCACTAAAGATGGCTAACCCAAGTATTGACGCTGGCAGACTAGACCTAAACACAGTCCTATCTGACATACGTTCAATTCCAGAACATGAGGCGAGACGTTACCGGCTAAATCAGTTCATTAGTGGCACGGCTAATTCTTGGATAGCGTCTGACCTATTTGCTAGAGCTAGTGCTGACGGAATAACAAAACAAGAAAATGTAGTGCTGTCTGTTGACCGTACTAAAAACTGGGAGTTCGCAACTATTGCTGGAGCTCGTAAATGTGAGGATGGAACTTTTGAAACTGAGTTGGTTGCTACTTTTGCTGGTGCTACTGAAAGAGTTCTATACAACAGACTTCGAGAACTTTACTCCAGGGGAGGCATTACTGCTATCTGTCTTGATGACCGTCAACTGCCTAATCTTGCTAAATTGCTAAAGGCTGATGGGTTACCGGTCTGGCAGTTATGGACTAAAGAAATCTCTAGTGCATGCTCTACCGTGTATGCCATGTTTAGTGCTGGCAGTATTAGACACCGCAACGATCCACTTTTACAGTTACAGTCACCAAAGGGTATTGCAAAGTATGCAGGTGAGACTTGGTTCATTAGCCGTAAAGAATCTTTAGGGGACATTGACGCTTTGATGGCAACTGTTATGGCTTTGTATGTTGCTGCGACACACCAAGAGTACGGCTTGCAGGTTTTTTGACTTTGTCGTAAGTGTGCTATAAGTTCCACACCAGATGGCAAATATATTTGACAGGCTTTTGGGTAGAGACCGCGAACAGCGTTCTGCTACTCCAGTTTGGCCTACCCGCTCTGACACATCTGTTGGCGTAAATGAAGCTCTAACTCTTACGGCCGTTTACCGCTCTATTCAAATCATTGCGACTCCTATCTCGAAAATGCCTATGCAGACTTTCCGTTATGCGACAGGTATTGAGGTTCCAGTTGAGAATCCTGTTTTGGTGAACAAACCTAATTACAACGAATCTAAACGTGACTTTCTATTTCAGACTGTGGTCTCTATGGCTCTGGATGGCAACGCGTTCTGGCTCAAGTCTTATGGATCTAATGGTCAAGTAAATAACCTAACTCTCATACCGGCTAAGGCTGTGACTATTCGTTCAGTCAAAGGCGTTTTGTACTACGATTACCAACTAAATCAGGACACACCAGTAGCCACAACTAAGACCGACATACAGCATTTGAAGTTATTTAGCCGTGTTGGTTATCTCCGTGGACTTGGACCTATTGACGCTTGCAACAAAGATATCTCTAGTGCCATTGAACTTCGTAATTTTGCTGCTAACTGGTTTGGTCAGGCAGGTATTCCAACTGGAATCCTAAAGACTGATAAACCTATTGGTGCTGAGGACGCTAACGAAATTACTGAGAGATGGCACACTAAACAGTCCGAGCGTAAGGTCGCAGTTTTAGGTCAAGGCTTTGAATGGCAGACTGTTCAACTAAACCCTCGAGACGCCATGTTCACTGATGTTCAGGTTCAGCAAGTGCAGGCCATTGCAAGACTGTTTGGTATTCCAGCAAGACTACTTTTGACTGGCGTTGATGGATCATCAGACACTTACACAAATCTGCAAGACGAAAATCAAGTGTTCTATCGCCACACAATTATGGCTTACACAGACGCTATCTCTGATGCTCTAAGTGAATGCCTACCTCGAGGCACTAGGGTTGAGTTCAATTTTGAGGGCCTATTTAGAGCTGACATGGCTAACCGTTTCAACATGTATGAGACTGCTATTCGTGCAGGGTTCATGACAACCGATGAAGTAAGAGTAAAGGAAGGTCTCCAATGAGTGAGATGGAAACAAGAAATTTTGAAGTAAGACTTGACGCTGAAACTAGAGAGGTTACTGGTCTTGCAGTGCCTTATGGTCAGGTCGCAGACATTGGAGCGTATCGTGAGCAGTTCGTGCCAGGTGCAATTCGTAGCGTGGAAGATGTGAAATTGTTTTGGCAGCACTCCGAGCCTATCGGCAAGATTCTTGAGGGCAGAGACACTGCTGATGGTTTTGAGATTCGTGCCATGATTAGTGACACTACACGTGGCAATGAGGCGTACACACTTTTACGCGATGGCGTAATCAACAAGTTCAGCGTTGGTTTTATGCCAGTTGAGCAGTCCAGAGACGGTGACTTAGTTACCAGAACTTTAGTTGATCTAAAGGAAGTCTCTCTAGTTAGTTTTCCCGCGTTCACCGGAGCAAGTGTCTCCGAAGTTCGTGAGGAATCAACCGTTACCGAAGTGGTCGCGGATTCAATCCAAACAAAGGAAACCATAAACATGTCTGAAAACATGGAATTGGATGTCCGTGCAGTTCAAGATGAAGTGGCTGAAATCCGCAGAGAACTTGAGCTTGTAAAGACTCCAACAATTGCTGTATCAACTGGTGCCAAGTTCCGCTCACAGGGTGAGTACGCTAAGGCTCTTATCAGTGGAGACGCTGACGCTGTCGAGTTGTTCCGTGCAACTTCTGCTGACGCTGCTCTTCGTCCTGCTTTCGTGGGATTCATCAACAACCTAATCAACACAGGTCGTCCAACTCTTTCTGCATTCAATGTTTCAGCACTGCCATCAAGCGGTCTAACAATTGAATACGCTAAGGTAAACACCAACACTATCGCTGTTGGAAAGCAGACTGAAGGTTCAGCACTATCTACTGGTGACATAGCTCTAAGCACTGTTTCAGTTGCAGTAAACACTTACGGTGGATACACAACTATCACCAAGCAGGCTGTTGAGCGTTCAACTGTCAACTACCTAGACGTAGCATTCCAGGCAATGTCTCTTGCATACGCTAAGAAAATGAACACAGAGTTCATCGCTGTATTGGCTGCACTAACTTGGACTGGTAAGACCTATGATCTATCTGCTCTAACCGCGACTGCCGTCATGGGTGGAATTGCTGATGGTGCAGCTTACATCTACAACGCAACCGGTATGCTTCCAGAGTTCATTGTTGCTGGTATCACTGCATACAAGCGTTTGGTCTCAATCGTTGACACCGCAGGCCGTCCAGTAGTTCAGCAAGTTGGTCAGGGTGACAACATCATTGGTGTTTCAAACATCCCTGGTCTATCTGGTTCTATCTTGGGACTTCGTGTTGTTGTTGACCCTGCTCTTGACGCTAAGACTGCATACTTGGCTAACAGCATGGCATTGACCACTTATGAGGACGCTGGTGCCCCTACACGCCTAACAACTCAGAACGCTACAACTTTGGTTGACACATACTCTGTTTACGGTTACGCAGCATTTGCTGTTCCGTTCGAGGGTGCAATCGTCAAGCTAAACACTGGAGCCTAATAACTCATGGCTGTAACGGTGGAGCAGTTCAGAGCGTATGTTGGAACTAAAGAAGTATCTAGTTTTGTTGACTCATGTCTAGCGTCTGCTAATCAGATGGTCACAAAGTTTGTTGGTACAGGTCGAGTACCTGGTGACGTGCTAGATTCTGCTGTTCTCTCATGTGCCTCTGAACTGTTCCATCGTCGCTCCGCACCTAATGGGGTGGCACAGTTCGCTGACCTTGGAACTACTGTTCGTATTGCTAAGGATCCAATGAATGCAGCTAGGGAAATGCTCCTACCGTTTACGGGTCCGGGTCTATGAGTAATGAGATAACAGCAAGTAAGGCAGAGTTTGCTTTGGACTTGCAGACTGCTGGGCTAGAAGTTTTGGATTATGTTCCAGAGCGTATAGTTCCACCAATTGTTATCATCACCTCTGGTAGTCCGTATCTGACCGCTGAAACTGTTGGTAATGAATACCGTTTGGGGCTGAATGTCACTCTGGTTGCGAGCACTGCAACTAATGAAGAGGCGACAGAGGCTTTAGACCAACTTATAGCTGACACAGTTCATGCAATCTCTCGACTGGGTTATGTAGTCCTAAAGACTGTAAACCCTCCATACAGATTAGCGGCGAATAACGCAGAGTATCTTGCCAGTGATCTAAACCTTGACTTATCTATAACTCTCTAAACAAAAGGAAAATCTGATGCCTACATCAACCAGAATCAAAGCAACAAACATCTCTTTCAAAATTGCTTCAACAGAATATAACTGTGACGCTAACTTGGTTGAGTTAACTCTTGGAGACGCTCCAGGTGACGTTCAGACATTCTGTGAAGTTACTGCTGGTAAGCAGTGGTCTTTACAGCTTGATGGTGTTACCTCTGGTGACGTTGCAAGTCTTTACAGACTGCTTTGGGCTAACTTTGGAACTGAAGTTGCTTTCACAATTGCACCGCAGGGTAACGCTACTGCAAGCACCACACAGCCACACTACACAGGAACAGTAATCTTTGATTCACTTCCACCGTTGAGCCTAAACTCTGGTGAAATTGTGAAGTTCTCTGTGTCTTTGACTGTAAAAAACGCAGTACACACTCCAGCAACTACTCCACCTGTTTACTACGGTGTAACCCTAAAAACAGCTGCATAGTTAGTCTCACTGTGGAGACTGGAATCAGTGTCGAAGGTCTGAATACGACTATTAAGGCTATGAAACAACTTGGAGCGTCACGTGAAGTGATTACTAATCCAGGCTATCGAGCAGCCGAAATACTTATTAGAGCAGCCTTACCATTGGTTCCAGTCAAAACAGGTGCATTAAAAGCAAGCGTTCGACCTAGACGTATTCAGAATGGTGCAAGTGTGCAAGCTGGTAAAAAGGCTGTCCCTTATGCTAACCCTGTTCACTGGGGTTGGGCTGTCGTTTCTTATAAACATAAGGGAACGCTTAAGCCTGGTACTTATAGGGGCATTCTTCCCAACCCATTCTTCAGTGAAGCATTAGGCTATACCAAGCATGAGATTCTAGAGAATTATGAAAAACTTATGCGTGAAGCAATCGACAATCTACCAGGAGCGAAAAAATGACCACCCAGACATTCGACTTTGAGTCACTGACCCTAAATGAAGTTGAGCAGATTGAACTAATTACCGGTTCATCTATAGATCAACTCATGGACGCAGGTCAGGCCAAAGGTAAGGCTATGAAGGCCATCATCTTTATTATGAAAAAAAGAACTGACCCAAACTTCACTTTAGAACAGGCTGGAGCTCTCTCAATGAATGAGGCTAACGCTCTATTCGCAGGTGAAACCGACCCAAAAGAATAGTTGCTGACATAGCAGCCGAACGCACCGCGTTCATGGTTGTCCATGCAGGTCTAAGTCTGACAGAAGTCAGGTCAATGACCATCAGGGAGCACCGTGCTGTTATAGACGCTCTAAGAGACAAAGGAATTGAGTAATGGCACAGAATCTCGTAGTCAATTTTATTGGAGAGAATAAACTCTCTAAGACTACTGCTGCTATTTCTGCTGACTTACGTAAGTTTGGTTCCGTTGCTAAAACTATTGGTAACAGTGTCAACAAGGCTATTGGTGTTGCTGGTATTGGTTTGGGCTTTGCTCAACTTGCTAGAACTTTAAAACAGTCAACTAAGGCTGCAGTCGAGGACAACAAATCCCAAGCTCTCCTTGCTAATGCTCTTAGAAATACTGTCAATGCTACTTCGGGTGCAATTGCTGGAGCGGAAAAGTTTATAGCCAAAACACAACTCCAGACATCCGTTCTGGATGATAACCTGCGACCTGCTCTAGCTACTGCTGTCCGTGCAACTGGATCACTTGCCAAAGGTCAGAAGTTACTCAACACTGCTCTAAATGTTTCTGCTGGTACTGGTAAAGACTTAGGTACTGTCACTAATGCAATCTCCAAAGCATTCAATGGCAACACAGCGTCCCTAAAAAAGTTGCTACCTAGCATTAAAACTGGCGGTGACTTTATGGCACAGCTCGACACACAATTTCAAGGTGCAGCCGCGACTGCTGCTAATGCAGACCCTTACCAAAGGTTCCAAGTTATCTTGGCTGACATTCAGGAAACTATTGGCCAGTCACTTATACCGGCTTTGGAAGAGTTTAGTAAGTACCTGGTCTCAACGGAGGGCCAACGAAACATAAAACAAATTGTTGGTTTATTTGTTCAGGCTGGTAAGGCTATTACTGAAGTAACTAGGTTCGTAATTCAAAACATTGCAGCGATTAAGGCTTTAGTTGCAGCGGTTATCACGCTTAAGGCTGGCTGGATTCTTATTACTGGTGCTGTCAAAGCGTATGAGATAGCAGTGAAGTTAGCAGCTATTTCAACTAAGGCTTTAAAAGTTGCTTTGATTACTACTGGTGTTGGTGCTTTAGTTGTTGCTCTTGGAACTTTGATTAGTGCTTTGTCAGAGGCGGAAACTGCTCAAAAGAGTTTTAGAACTGCTGTTACTGCCGAGGACTTACGCGGTGTTGGCGACTATTGGGACTTTCAAGCTAAAAAGGCTAGAGAGGCATTTGGTAAATCTTGGGTTGCTAGAGGTGCAGCCGAGGCTAAACGAAATATTAAAAAAGTTGCAACAACAATTAAAACTGGTATCAGTGACGGTGCTAAGGAAATTGCCAAGACTGGCGAAACATTCAGAGATTCTATTGGTTTAGCGTTTGGAACTTTTGGTAAAGATGAAAATACTGTTTTCAATGCTGATGTTGTTATTGCTAAGTTAAAGAGAATTGTTAACGCTGCTAAAGGTTTTAAAGAGAACATTGCAAAACTCACTAAGGCTGGTGCTGGTAGAGATGTTATCAACGAAATTATTGGCATGGGTCCAGCACAGGGAAATATTGTCGCTAAGGGTCTTTTACAGTCCGGTAAGTTATCAGAATATTTAGGTCTCCGCGGATCACTTTACAAGACTGGAACTGATGTAGCTGGTGTTGCTACTCAAGAAAAGACTTACACAATCAACATCAACAAGGCTAAAGTTTCGGCCGAGGACATTATTGCTGCGGTTCGTAGTTACGAAAAAAAGACGGCTAGAAAGTATTTTGCTAACTAATGCCATTTGATATTAAGACTGACCTTAGAGTCCAATACTTCGATCCTGGCACTGTCAGTTATGTGAGCATTCAGGCAGACAGTTATGAGATTGACATAGATCGTGGAATTGAGATTGAACGTAATGTTTTTGCAAGGCCAAAGGTTGGTATTGCCACCGTCAAGATGTCTAAAAAGAGCCTTTATGACTTGCTCAACAGTTCTGGTCCAGCATACAAATCTAACTACACGTTTCGTATTCAATATAAAAACTCTGCTGGAACTTGGAATAGCATTTTTGAGGGTGTAATACAAAACTTTGAAATTGTGTATAACAGTGTGTCTAAAAAACTTGACATAACTATTGTGGCTAATGACCTAATGAAAATAGGTTTGAATACTCAACTGACTTCATACACGATTAGCGGAACCACCAGTAATAAGTCTTTCAAAAATCAGATGGCCGGAGTATCTACTGCAATAAACGCGATAGATTCACGCTGGGTTCTAACTCAAAACGGCTCCGGTGGATCTAGTACAACTATGCGAGCAAATACTCTGCCACCTGGTGCAGATGGCATTTCTACTGGCGAAATCTTTACAAAGTTTTTAGACGCTGAATTAGGTTGGATGTTTATTGACCGCAATAACAATCCTAAATACATGACTAGACCAGACATCAACTCTCTGCAGTCAACTCCATGGGACACTTTAGGTCTTGCAACGACAGTCTCTAACGTGCACTCCACAGCTGATACACATGTCTGTATGGATTACATGAATCTGTCCTACAATTCTGATGATATTGCGAACCAGGTACGCGTAACTGAAACTGCTACTGGCGTTAGGCGAACTGTAACGAACTCTAGTTCCGTGACCGCGTATGGCCGTCAACTAGCAGACTTTGAAGTGGACTTTGATAACGCTGGTGCAAGCACTTATGCAACATGGGCTACTGAAGTTTCTAACGCTGCTAACCCTAGACGCCTATCTGGTGTATCTGTTCCAGTTATTTTAGATTCAGGTGAGGCGTCAAGAATTGCTATAAAAGACATTGGGGACACACTACAAATTGAGTTTGCTGCAACAGGTTTCACTACCATGCAGGAAGTTACCATCATCTCTAGTATCAACCATGTGATCACTGCGGAGCATTGGGAAATGAACATTGGACTTTGGGAGGGTATGTAGTGAACGCTGAAATGTGGCTTTATGTTGTTACTGGTGTGCTGGGCGGTACTGGTGTTTCGAGCTTGTTCAAGTATTTGACTACTAGACGTTTCCAGAGCATTAGCCTTGAGGAGAAACTCAGGGCAGAAATGTATAAGAATAACCAAGAATTGCGAGATGAAATCGCCACACTAAAGAATGAACTTGACCAGTGGCGTGATAAGTATTTGAATCTACATAGGGAATACACTCGACTTAAGAGTTCTTTCGACAAATTAGTAAAGGATAAGTAAATGGCTAAGACTCCAGTATTGGCTCCAAAGGTTACAACTGATTGGGCTCCGTTTCCGTCTCCAGGTGAAGTAGTGCCAGTTGAGGAAACTGTTGCTGAGGATGTTGTTGAGGTTACTGAACTTGACGACTGAGACTGTTACTGATGGCCGTTTCGACTTGGAGATTCTGGCTGGATCTACTTTCCCTAGCGTTGCTGGAGATTGTAGCTTTTACCCTAGTGATGCTGACGATGTTGCTTTTTCTCTAACTGGCTATACCGCCAAGTTACAGATTCGTGAACAGCCATCTACCGCAGCGATTATTGACATCGTGCCAACTGTGAACACTTCGGACAATTCTGTACGTTTCAGTTTGACACCTACACAGACCGCTCTACTAACTAAGACTGAATACGTTTACGCGATAGAGCTCACACAAACTTCAACCAGTAAGGTGCTCACGCTAGTTCGTGGGCAGGTGCTAGTAACACCAGAGATAGTTAGATGATCGTAAAAGTTGTAGTTCCAGATGACATTTATGCAAGAGTCTATTTTGCACGCGGTGAGCAAGGTCCTACTGGTGCTACTGGTGCAACTGGCGTTCAGGGTCCTACTGGTCCTACTGGTCCTGCTGGCACTAATGGAACTAACGGAACTAACGGCACGAATGGAACTAACGGCACTAATGGCGTTGGATATACTGGCGTAACATCTGCGACAAACATCACTATTGGTGCTGGGCTAAAAACTTTTACTGTTACATCTGTCGGGGCGTTTATACCTGGTATGCGTATCCGTGCCGTCCACAATTCAACTCCAGCAACTTTTGTTGAGGGACCTTGTAACGTTGCCACTGGCACGACCATTATTATTACTGTCGATAAGTTCAACGGCTCTGGATCACATGATGGCTGGGTATTCGCAAGTGCAGGTGAAATAGGTGCTACTGGGTCTACTGGGGCTACTGGGGCTACTGGGGCTACTGGGGCTACTGGGGCTACTGGGGCTACTGGACCTACTGGAGTGGTTACTGCTACTGCTCCGATAACATACAACTCTGGTACTCAAACTGTTGGCATAGACCAAACAGGGCTTACCCTGGCACAGT